CAGATGAAACTTGGCATTTCTCAAGTTTTGTCCCTTCCGTTCGCTTATAACGCCCCTGTGATTGTTCTGGATTTTGAAGTAGGCAATAAAAACATCATCAAAGGACGGTTTAAAGACGCAAGCCGACCCCGTGTATTTGAGTTTGAGATTGGGGATAGTGTTTCGTTTAAGCCGTTCACCTGGAAACGAACGGATAGCGACGTTGACCCGATGGCGTGGGAAGACTTCTCTAAAGGGTACACATATCGGTATGATGCAGTCAAGAAAGTTAGAAAGGAAAAACCTAAGTGTGGCAATACTTCCTATAACTGTGGAAAGGCTTGTATTGGATTAAATAAGAACTGTAAATCAGATCCTCCCGATAAACCCTCTCAAGAGAAAATAGACAAGGTTAGGGCGATGGGAGGGGAATTTAAACAGACTAAATCAGACCCCACCAAAGCACAAGAGAATAATAAGCTAACTCCAAAACCACCGGAAGAAGTTATAGAGCCCTATAACAGAAATAACGCCCCATCAAATATTGCTAAGAAAAAAGTAGCGATAAAACGAGCGTTAAGAAGGTTGGGGGTTGAGGTTTCTAATGATGAAACAATAGAAGGATTAGAGTCAAAGATTAGCAAGGCATCGGGTTTTAAATTCTCCGATCAAGAAGATATATACGAATTAATCAAAAGGCTTCAAAGCGTGGGGACAACGGATAACCCTATGGTAGAACCCGGTTTAGTTTCAGAACTAAAACCTGTTCAAGAAGTTAAAGTCACCGGAATATCAATTGATAAAAGTTTTCATGTTCGGGACACTCTTATTGACAAAGATAAGTTCAATCAACTACCAGAAGACCAAAGAAAAGCAATCCTAGAACTAACAGACCAGTTCAATAAATTGGGTTATATTGACGCACGGACTCAAATAGGGCCAAGTCAATCTGCTAGACAGTCTCAAAATAGCCGTGACAAAATAGCTCAGACAGCCGCAAAAGCGTTTCAGATAGAGGCAAGAATAAAATCATTACTTAGAACACCAGAAGAACAGGCAATAGATAAAGCGAGTTCAGAACTCTCTAAATTACGGGGTGAGCTTGATCACGCAAGAAATGAGATGCGAACAATGCAAGTCCTAGTCTCTCATAAACTTAACTCAAAAAGAGATAATTCAGTTAAACGATATAAACAGAAATTATTACTTAGAGAGGAGGAGTTGAATAATTTAATTACCGAAAAGGAATTGCAGATAAAAGCATTAAAAAACCCACTCCAACAAAAACAAACCCCACAATCACAACCTAAGTCAACCCCAGGCAAAACACTTGATCTCAATGATTTATGGCAACAAACAGCCGACGCAGCCCGATCCAATAATCAAGAAGCTGCGTCAAAACATCTTGAGAAATGGAGAGAAGTTGTTAGTAAGCTGGAGTCAGGGGAGGGGATCTCTAAGGATATTAGTCTAAGGGAATATCAAAACCTGATGGACAACCTAGAGCGTGATTTGACTCTTGGCAACAATAAAACCAATGCTGAATTTAAAAAAATCACCAAACCCATTTCCAGAATTCTTGATAAAGCCAATAGCCTAAACCCATTAACCCCAGAAGATTTAGAAAAAGCTCATCCTAACTTTAGACCGATAATGAAACGGATGCACGAAACCCTTTCTAAATATTATGAGTTGGGAGATAAAAAAAACTCGGCGAAAAAAGAATTGGATCGATTAAAACAAGAGCGGTCTTACAATGAGGCTGTGATACTAAATAATTCAAAACAATTCCGTGAAACGAGTATTGATAACAATTATAACGAGCTTAAATCTCTTGCAAGACGGAATCCAAATGACTTAATACAAGTCAAAAATCCAGTATCTAACCTCCCAGAAAGAACGGTATCCGTCCCTAAAAGGATTGATGAAATTAACAAAGATATTAGAGACTTAGCAGACGATAAAAAAGCTCAGAAAGCTACGGATCGCGCTAGAGAAGCAATAGCTCGATTACAGAATTCGATTAGTGACGCTGAAAACAAAGTAAGTTCCATAGAGAGAGATCAAAAAACATTAAGAGATTCGCGCGGAGAAACCAAGTCAACCCCCAATAGTTCGGGGGAGTCGGGAAAGGCGATCGCTGTTTCAACGCCCGATAAAAAAGTTGAGCAAAAATATAAGGATATTATTGCTAGTTCAAAAGACCCAAAAGGGACGGAAAAAGTGTTAAGAGAGGCTATGGTTGGAGGTGCTTTATGGAAGTCACAAAAACAAACCTATAAAGAATCATTAGAAGAAATTGAAGGTGGTATTGTTCCAGAAGGTTATGAGAACCATGTTCAAGGAATAGTTGACAGATATAAACCTGTTATTGATGCGGAAAACTTTATTAACAAGAGAAGAGAAGCTGTAGCTAAAGGTGATTTCAGGACAAAAGAAGAAGCAGAACTCTATGTCGGGAAAAAAATACAGTCTAAAAGCAACAAACCTTATGATTATTTTGATAGTCCAGAATACGGAAAAGAATACGAGAAAATCAAAAGCGTAATGAAATCAGACAAACTACCTCCGCCATTGTCTGGAGTTGTCCCTAGTAAAGAACTGAAACAGACGATAAAACAGGGTGATCAACTACTCTATAAAAAAGACGCTTATTCGTTAGGAGCTAATTCTCTATCTGGTTACGAAATTTCTGATGCAGGTGAGGTTGTTGATATTGGATTTAAAAATGTTAAAACCAGATCTAATAGCGAATACATGGGAAGGCTCTACGAAAACGAGGGTACAGTACCTTTAGATAAGATTTCTCACATTATCCGAGATGGTAAACGCTATAAAGTAGACCCGTCTGATAGCTCCCCTAATGATTTAGGAATACCTGAAGCTAAAACTGTTAAGGGTGCTAAGGGTGCGATCGCTAAATCAGAACCCAAACCAAAAACTAAGCAAAAAACACTGAAGATCCCTAAACCTAAATTAATAGGAGACGGAACCCATGAAGGGACTCCTAAGAATGCCCAGGAATACTATGATGCCGCAGCAAGAAGTGGGAAGGCAATGACGATGAAAGAGGCTGAGGATACAGTTGCTGCTGTTTCTAGTTGGTCTGTTAGTTCTAACGCTATTCGGAACGATCAAAAAAAGGGAAAGTTCAACAAGAAAGCAGAGATTATTTCTGATTATGTAAGGAACTCAACACCTTATAAGGGCGATATTCACAGGGGGATAGTTTTTAAGAACAGAGAGGAGGCAATGGAATGGATTAAAGGGGATGAAAATGGTGTATTAGACAATCAAAATGCCCACGCTTCATGGAGTTCTAAAGAATCCGTTGCCTGGGTATATACAAACCCCATGATGCGTAAAGCTAATAAAACATTGGTGGGCGTTATTGTTAGTTCGGTAAATAAAACAGGTGTCTCCATAGAAAAATTAAGTCGATATAAGGAGAGCGAAGCCGAGGTACTTGTACCAAAAGATGCTAAACATAAAGTTAAGAGTGTTACCGAGAAAAATGGCATAATATATGTAGAAACTGAAGAAATTTAATTAAGGATAATTATGGCAACCGAATCAGACAAAAAAACAAAACCCAAAATCCACTCCAGATCCTAAATCTGAAACCAAAAAGGAACCCACTAAAGAACAGAAAGAACGGGCGGCTCGATTGAGGTTCTACCAGATTAATTACGGCGATCAAACTAGATAAATATTGTTATAATTAATAATAGCAATTGCCTCTCGCGGTGCGCTAACACCCAGAGGCAGTAATCAACAAACAGGAGTTGACCACATGAGTAATTTATCAGTTTTTGAGTGTACTTCGATCATTGATCATGAAGTCAGTGGATTAAGTGTTGGACAACAGGAGTCTAATGGGTATATCAACGCAACTCGATTGGCTCAAGCGCACAAACAGTTAACAGGACAATCCCGTCGAGTCCACGAATGGTTGTCCAACAAAAGAACAAAGGAGTCTTTAGATCACCTGTCTTCAAAGTTGGGAATTCCCGTAAATCAGTTATATCAGGTGTTTCAGGGTTCTCCTGAAAACGGTGGGGGAACTTGGTTGCATCCAAAACTTGCAACTCGGTTTGCTATCTGGCTGTCTGATGACTTTGGCTTAATGGTTGAGGAATGGGTTCACGAATGGTCAACGAATCCAAAACAGCATTCACAGCCTAAATTACCTCAGACTTATGCCGAAGCACTCCTAGAGGCTGGACGGTTAGCGTTAGAGTTAGAAAAATTAGAAGCCGAAAAAGCCTTGCTTGAACAGGAAAATAGCGAACTCTCTAAAAACCTCGATGAGTTATTCGATTATTCTTCCATCGTTCGGATCGCTAAGTTCAATCAAGTCTCAGAAAAAATCTTTAATTGGCGATCGCTCAAGGCTATGAGCATTAAGATGGGCAAGGAAATCAAAAAAGTGCCATGTCCCAGATTTGAGACAAAAAGTCTGTATTCCCATGATGTTTGGCGTGTTACCTATCCTGAAATGAAGCTACCGGAAACCACAACGTTAGTTATTAGTCGAGGGTAATTAAAGCGACAAAGGGAGGTTTTAACACCTCCCTTCCTTTCACTATATTAAAATTGGATATATTCCCTTATTGAAACTATGCTATCCCTAAAATTCAACGCTAATCAATCCAGAAATTATCTCAACGAACTAATTAAAAAAGTTCAGAACTTAACCCCTGCCTTGCATGAAATTGGACAGTTAATGGTTGCCTCTACCGATGAGAACTTCCAGAAGGAACAAAATCCCTACGGAGAAAAATGGGAACATTTAGCCCCATCAACCCTCAAATACAAGGCAAGTCGAGGTTTTATTATGCAAATATTACAACGCCAAGGATTGCTACGATCTTCTATTCGGTATCGGATTGAAAAAGGAAGGGTTGAGGTAGGGACTCCATTGCCTTATGGCTCCTATTTACAAGAAGGCACTAAGAAAATGCCTAAACGTCAATTTTTAGGAGTAAGTCAACGGAATCGTCGGGAGATTATCACTATTCTAAAGGGTTCTCTTCGTTGATCTCGACAAGTTTATCAATAAGACCTGGGTTGATTTCTTGAGGGATTTCTTGCTCAATAATCTTTAAAGTTTCCTTAGTCCAAGCAAGGATCAATCGTTCCGCCTCTGATTGATCCTCAGAAATTAACAAAGCGATAATCAATAGTTCTACGAAATCCGTCCGCCGCTCCCCCATTAAAATCCGTCGAATTGTCTGCCAATCCCATCCACTTTTTTCACTAAATTCCATCATCCCAAAATTTGCATTTACAAGATCCCGTCGAATTGACCGACCAAGAGCGCGATAGGGAGCCAACGCACCAGATCCTAGTGTCTTCTTAGAAGGATACTCTCTTTTGATAGTAGTCATTATTTATATCTAAATCATTGGTTTAATTTTAGTTGATTTTCTTATATAGAAATTATTTTTTTTACACCCTCTTTAAATGACTGATAAGGTGCGTTATTATTTAACAAGAATTATTTTTTGTATTGAGAAATGGTTGAAATCAGGCTTGATGCTCCAACTAAATTTAGGGTAATCAGAACTGATGATGGTCGCCTCCATTGTGAAGGGTCTTTTTGTCGTGACGGGGTGTTGGAGTATCGTCAGCCTGACGGCTCCATAGTCCACGAACTCAGGAGACCGGAAACCAATGCAGATCAGGCCACAGTGGAGAGTTTCAAGTTCCTCCCCCTGGTAATTGAACATCCCCATGTTGGACTTCTTAATAGCGAAAGCTACAAAGATTACACGGTAGGGATGACTGATTCTTCTGCTTATTACAACAAGGCTGAAGGGGTGATCAAAGGCTTGGTGTCGTTTTTTGATGCTAAAGCGATCGCCCTAATTGATTCAAGGGAAAAGGAGCAACTGTCTGCGGGATATACCTGCGATATCAAACAAGGGGCAGGGGTATGGAATGGTCAACACTACGACAGAGAACAGATCAATGTTCGCGCTAATCATTTGGCTTTAACGAGCCGAGGAAGGGCAGGAGAAGATGCCCGTCTCCGATTAGATAGTGCTGCGGGGATTGGGCAAGCTGTTGCAGGTCAAGCTGTTGAAAACCCTAGTGACCCCAACAAAACCAATGATAATGGAGATAATGAACAGCGCATGGCAATAATTAGATGCGATGGAGTCGAATATTCGGGAATCCCCGAAGTTTTCGCTTCTATTAGTAGTGCTCGATTCCGTGAATTAAAAGAATTAAAGGAACGCCACGATTCGCTTGTTACACGGTTTGACGCTACGATTCGGGAGAATCGGAAGCTAGAAGCCGCACAAGAGAACTACCAGTTTCGGTTAGATAACCTGGAAATCATTGTGGAAAATGCTGATAATGTCTTAGGTGAATTAGGCTATTACCGGAATGACATGGGGCAGTATGTCCGTGTTGACGGAGGCAAAAAGAAAATGATGCCTCCTGCTCCCGAAGAAGAAGAAATGGAATTGGAGGACAATGAAGATGAAGAAATGATGGAAGATGAGGACAATGAAGATGAAGAAATGATGACTTCCAGAAAGAAAAAAAAGTCCAAACCTCGTGCTGATGGTGACGATGAAGACGAAAGTAATTATCGGGGTGATTCTGTTGGGGATCTCTTGGCTATATGGAAAGAAGCCGACGATTTGCTGCCAGGTTTTTCCAACACACGGTTTGATAGTAGCTTCTCTGTGAGCGATATCAAGCGCACTTTGTTAGCTGAAATCGAGCCCAACATGGACTTAACATTCCGATCCGATTCCTATGTAGACGGAGTGTTTGCCTACGTTCAGGAGAATTACGATTCTTCTTCTGCCGATCCAGATGGTGAAGAAGAAGAAGAAGGGGATGGGGATGACGAGGAGGAAGAAGATGGAGACTCCGAGGAGTTTTCCCATCGCCTTGATTCGGTACTAAAAAGACCTGCTCAAATTACTTATGGTGATGAACTCACCGAATGGGAGAGACGGCGGGTAGATGCCTATAAACAGCCTTTAACAATGGGGAAAACACGCATGGGGGTTACTAGATAATGCGGTACAACTACAATCTTCAGTTTGATCGTGCGATTCCTGGTATGGGCGAGGGCTCGATCAATTTTCCGAGAGTTAAAGCTTACGTTTCCATTAAGAATGCAGCTAAAGAGGTCTGGACTCTGGCGGTTCCTGCTTCTCCTGCTTCTAGCACCGAATATACCGTTAAGTTAAATAACGGATTAGGAACGGCACGTTTTACAACTGATGCTAGTGCTACTCAATCGGAATTGCAGGCAGGATTATTGAATGCAATCCGTGTAAATCCTGCTTTTGGGCATCGTGGGATTGCTGCTGTTAGTGGAAATAACGTGCTATTCACGGCATTGGACTATGGCATCGAGAACACACTGGTAGTTACTGGTGCTAGTTTGACAGCAACCAAGACCACAGCGATGACCATTCCCACACCTGTTCCTTTTGGTCGGTTTGTCGCCAGGGCAAACACCGAAACCAACCCCAAAGTTGCAGGGCTTCCTACTGCTACTACTGACGTAATCCTGGGCATTACTCGAATCGTCAAAGATATCGAAATGCAGCCTTTGATAAATCAAGGTGTAAGCTACGGTGGAACGACTTACCCATATCAAGATGTGATGGACGTGGTTGACCGGACAGGAGAATCGTCAGGGATCTGGGTTGAATGTGTTGAGACGGATATCACAATTAATGATGCCGTCTACGTCTCTATTGCTGCGGGACACGAGGGGAAAGCAACAAAGGCAACAAGTGGCACGATTAATATCTCCACGAAGGCTGAGTTCAAGTGTTCCCCCGTAGTCACTAGCACTGGTGCGGTGTGCGTTTTGATCGGCTTCAATGTTCCCTAATTTGTATAGAAAGAATTTATAAACTATGATGAACTTTTCTGGGACTACAAGGTTAGATGCTGATGAAATCGGGACGTTCTTTGGCGCTCTGATGGATTTAGAGGCTCAGATAGATAAGGAGTTCGATCTTGCGGACTATCCTTTCGCTGCTGGAGTTATTTGCCCTCTCAACATTCAAAACAAGCCCTGGGCAAAAACCTGGGGGTATCGGTGGCTCCGCCACGTTGGGCAGTTCAAATTAATCCGAAACTACACCACAGACCTTCCCGAAGTGGAACTGGTCTATGGTGAAATGAAGATGCCGATCCATAAATGGGGACAAGGCTATAGCGTCTCCGAGGATGACATCGCGGCTGTTAGTCGGATGGGAGAAAGCATTGAGGAAGACAAAATCTGGACAATTCAAGAAGCTGCTCAACAAAAAATCAATCAGTTGGTGGCAAATGGAGATTTAGAAACAGGGATGCCCGGTTTCTTGAATCATCCCCAAGCACTGCGGTCTTATGCTCCCTTCCCTTTGAACGGGTCAGCAACATCACAGCAAAAACTGAGTGTATTGAATGATTGTGTTAATGCTCCGACTCGGCTGACCAATAACCGAGAGAAGCCGGACACATTGTTGATGGATTCGGAAACTTACGAACACCTCTCCTCGGATATTATTCAAATCGGCACATCCGCATTAGATCGTACGGTGTTAGAGCATTTCTTAAAAGTCAACCCTAATATCAAAGAAGTCGGCGTTGTGTCCGAGATGGCTCCTGACTATTTAGAGTCGATTGGTCTAGCTCCTACCCGATTTATTCAGGCTTTTCGTCGAGATCCCAAAAAAGTCTCTGCTAAGATTTATCAACCGTTAAAGTGGACTGATACTCGCCCCATTGGTGTTGATTCTTTCTGGCGTGGTGCCAAGTTTAAATTTGGGGGAATTGATCTCAAACGCCCATTCTCCATGCACATTGTAGTATTACCTGAATAAAATGTCTAAAACTATCATCTTTGACCCCAAATTAAATCCTCACAATCCCCGTATTCCTTACGGAATATCAGTGGAGGCTATCACTTCACCGATTCGTTTCTCTCGCCCCATTAATCGTGGGGGAACTAAAAAGAATTCCTTGGATGCAGTGGAAACACGAGGGAGTTGGATTTTGCCGGGGACTAATTTAGAGCTTCCTGATGAGGACTATGAGTATATTGCTCGACATCCTCTCGGTATGGAACTTATTAATTGCGGAGCCTTCAGAATAATCTCTCCCACCCTAGAGGAAGGGAAGTTTCCCACCGAAACAACCCTTGATTATATTGAGAAAGATGCCCTGGACTTGATTCGCAATTCAAGTGATATTGATTGGTTAGAACGATCTGAGAAAAGAGAAGATCGTCCCGCTATTTCTAAGGCATTGGCAGAGCAGGTTAAAAATATCAAGTCAGTCAACACTATGAACATTCGGGGGTAGCGGATGGTTCTCCCTTCCGATTTTTTAGCGGTTTATCCCCAGTTCGCTGTGGTCGAATCTTCTGTGATTCAATACAGTTTAAACTTTGCCGAGAATAATTACTGCGCTGGTTGGGCAGATCCCAAGAGAACGGATGGAATTATGCTGATTGCTGCCCATCGAATCAGCGTTGATTGGTTCCAACAGGCGGATATTGCCTCTAGTGTTACGGGAATCGCATCAGGGTCAGGGAGTTCCACACCTTCTGGCTCTAAGGATGACTGGTCTTTAACGACTTACGGGAGGCAATATATTCACCTCCGCAATACTATCTTTACTCCCCCTATTCTAGTTTTATGAAAGTACAATTCCCTGATTTCTCAGTTGATAATGGTCGAGTTACTTCTGCCGGGATGGTAACTCCTGCTTCCCCAGAATTGCAAGCTATGGCAGCGATTTACGTGGTGTTACAAGAAATTAACGGGAAGCTAGATAAGCCAGACCACGGTCACGCTCCCAAAGAGAAGAAATGAGTCAATCCTTCGTTGAGCAAATGATAGCCCTAAGAGACCGGATCTCTCCCCTTGCGGGGGGATTCGGCAATCCTAATATTCAAAGCCTCGTCGTTCGCACAAGAGTGGGCGATGG